TCGTGAGATGGAAGACATGTTGGATGAGATATTCCGCAAGGTATTTAAGGAGGATTGGTGATGGAAGAAGTGTATATTGATACGATTGCATATCTGGAGGACGGCAAGGGCGCATCTATTCTAGCGACCTTTGCAGACGAAGAACTGTACAGTCTGTGTGCTCCTGTGATTGAGAAATGGATCAAGGACAAAGATCCGAATTATTTTTTAACAGAAAGCTGTGATCGCGGCATAACTATGGAGGTGAAGTAATGGGTAAAGTAAAAGCATGGGCCATGGACCGAGAGGAGAGGGCCGCTGATCGCGGTGCGGCTGATCGGTACTATGGTCGGGAGCCAGTGCCACATTTTTGGTTGGACAACCTGGGTGTGAACTTTGTGACGGAGGACGACATGACTGTTGAGGAAGTCGATGCGTACTTCGAGGGTTGGTGGAACGAAGAAGACAGAAAGGACTGGGGCTGATGGCTAAGTGGGATTTATGCAAGCTTGAAAAAAAGCAAAAAGAAGAAATAGACTATGCCATACACCTACTGTGTGATGTAGTGGGGTCACTGGCAATCGATCAGTTCGACAATCAAGAGGACTATCGGGCTGTGATAAAGGAAATCTTTTACGAATGGAGAAAGACAAATGTTTAAAGAACTATGGCAAAGGATCAAACGCAAACAGCGGACAGGCGCAAAGCTTACCCGCAAGGAACAGATCTTGGCAGAGTTGGATCGAGACATCGGCACAGCGAAACAGATTGCGGACAGATCGGGTATCAAGCTAACGATTGTACGCACGACACTGTCTCAACTGAAGAAGGCAGGGAAGATCAAGGACACTGGAAAGGATGCAGGAGACGAGAGCATCTGGGAAGTTGTCAAAGGATGATCGAATACTTCACAGCACTCGTGATCGCGTATACCTTACACGGTCACGAGATTGAAACAGCCGTATGGTTCGAGAGCGAAAGGCATTGTTCGAGGGCCATGAACAACAGGAGTGCAGATATGATGTATGATTATCTGTACGACATCTACGGCAACAACATTTCGATGGGATGCTACCCGACGGACAGGGTATCGAAATTAATCAGACCAAAGTTAAGACCCAGAGAGGAGGATTGATATGGGCAATGAGCAGTTATCAGGATGGCAAGCCGCACAGTTACACTGGCTGAAGAGACAGGTGGATAATTTACGAGAGGAAGAACACAGGACAGACGCAAGGCCTGGAATAAAACGAGAGCTGTGGGCCGCAAGGGAGGAGCTTGATGATTACGTCAGGCAACTCAAAAAATCTGGTGTATCAATTCACAACGGTGGTCGGTAATGAGACGTTGGACAGACTTGCAAAGAGAATTGAATGGTCACAAGCGTAGGCTTGCAAATAAAAAACATGAGGTGTCATTGAAAGAAGCACCATGGGAGAAAGAAGATGAAAGCAAAGATCGAGTTGATCAGCACGTTGATCAAGAGGAAAGAAACGGAACTGGACGATATACAGTGGGACAACCCTGATGACCCAAGGATCGAGGACCTAGTAAAGGAACTCAACTACTATAAAAACAAGTATGAGCAGGGAGAATTGTACGAACCTAACTTTTAATTGCAACCAGAACGCAACCAATATATAAGCTGCAAACAAACGGAGAATAAAATGGCTAATAAAAAGCAAGACGAAAAAAAGTTTCAGAATGTGGGGGTGTTCAAAGAGGACATCGAACTATTAAGGAAGCTTGCTGAGAAAGAACAAAGGTCCATGGCCCGACAACTTTCTGTTATTATTAGAAAAGCTGTTGCCGAACAAAAGGCTGCATGATACAATAAATTACACTGCTCGAGTAAGCGCACTGCCTGTGGCTTGCCTCGAATAACTGGACCCCGACTGGCTAGGAAAAAATGTAGCACTGCGACGTCGGGGTCACTTTTTCTTTTTAGGAAACTCTTTCTTTTTATAACCGCGCACTTGCGCTGCTGTCATTCGAGACCACCCTCGAGAGAATGCTCGAGCGACATCGAGGTCGAGGCCAGTTAACTCTGCAATTTCTTTTGCTGTTGTTTCTTCGGATGCGTAGCCAGTGCATCGTTCTTCGAGCAGCTTGGTTATTTCTTCGGGGTCAAAGTCAGCCAATCTCTAGCCTCTTCACCTAATACTTTTGCACTGATATCGATCTTGGATTGTAATGAGGTGACAATCTTTTCATCGATGGTTCCGTCTGTAATAAGATCAACGTAGGTCACGTTGTTCTTTTGTCCAATGCGGTGCGCTCGATCCTCTGACTGTGCTCGGGTTTCGAGGTTGAAGTCATTGGCATAGTACACCACGAGATCTGCTTCGGTCAGGGTCAATCCATATCCCGCTGTAGCGGGGTTGCCTACGAAGAACTTTAGTTTGGAGTTCTTGTCTTGAAACTTCTCGACAATCCTTTGCCGCTCGTCGTCTGGGGTATCCCCATAGAACGAGGCCGCACAACCTTCACCAAAGGTTTCGTTTAGCATCTTGGTGATCTGTTGGATGTCGTATCGAAAGCGTGACCAGATGATAGCCTTGCCGTCGTGCTCTTCGATTATTTCTTTCAATGCATCCATACGTTTGGAATCGAAGTATATTGTTTCACCATCGTCGGTCTTGAGATGACCGGACATAATTTGCTGCAAGCGCAGCATCTGGGTGATAACAGCAGGGGCCGTGGACAGTTCGCCACTATCCAACATGACGAGGGCATACTGTTTGATTGAGTTGTACATCTCTCGTTGTTGCTTGGTCATCTCGACATACCGTACTGTGTAGATCTTCTCGGGTAGATCGAGGCAGTCTTGTTTGAGTACGCGATAGGAGAATGCATCGATCCTCTCGGTCAGTTCATCAAGGTTCTTGTATCCTACGATCTGTTGGAATGAATGAGCACCCATGGTTTTGCGCTGCACGACTGCGTATCTGTATTGAAAGGAGTAATAGGAGTCGTAGCCAAGGAGACCTGGGCGAAGGAACTCGCACTGTGAATATATATCCATCGGACTTTTTGTGATGGGAGATCCTGTTAGTAGTCTTTTGTACTTGAAGGCTGCTGCAATTCTCATTAGTGCTTTAGTGCGTTTGGCTTTTGGATTCTTGATGGTGGTGGATTCGTCGACGGCAATCAATCCATTTCGACCAAACGCACGAGCCATCCACTCCCCTCCCGTCTTGCCTTTGACAGATGAGAAAGCCTCCACATTCATAACAAAGATTGTGAGGCCATCAAACTTCTCACCAACAGATCTCATCTCTGCCTGTTGAGTTTTGTTTGGCGAGGCTACCCATCGGATTACTCGATGCGGCACATCATCTGACATATGCTCTGGTATTTCTTTAGCTACCCAGTTTCGGTACACGCCCTTGGGTGCGATCACCAAAGCAAAGTCTATCTGTCCTAACAGATACAGCATACCTATGTTATCGAGTAAAACTTTTGATTTCCCTGTTCCCATCTCCATAAAGTAACCGAACTCTGGTCTATCCCATCCCCGTTCGAGTGCGGTTAACTGGTGAGAAAATGGTTTTAATTTGTAATTGTAGTTGACAACCACCACATATCTCCACTATTGTCTTTAATACGGATAGCATAGTGCGTCCGTTATATCAACCCTGAAGAGGAGAAACTTATGGACGATATATTTGAAGACATGTTCGACGAATCGGCAGCACTGTCGTCAGTCGATACTGGAACCGGAAAACAATTAAGTCAACTGGTTCGCAATCTCCGCAACGTCGAGAAGCAAATCGAGGATGCAGAGAACCACATGAAAGCACTGAAGCAGGAGAAGCATAAGCTCTCCGTAGAAAACATCCCTGCACTCATGGATGAGATGGGCCTCGAACGTATAGACGTAGACGGTCTGACTGTTGAGCGTAAGATGATTATCAGTGCATCAATACCGCAAGACCGCAAGGAAGACGCCTTCGCATGGCTGCGTGAGAACGGATTGGACGACATCATAAAGAACGATGTCACCTGTTCCTTTGGTAAAGGTCAGGACAATCTGGCAGGGGACGTTGTTGGAATACTACAAGACCGTGGTTTCGATCCAATGACCAAGACCCATGTACATCCATCCACACTAAAGGCTTTCGTAAAAGAGAGAGTCACGGATGGTAAACCCATTGACCTCGATATGTTCGGGGCATTCATTTCAAATGCAGCGCAGATTAGGAGGAAAGCATAATGGCGACCGCAGTAGCAAAGAAAAAAGAGACCGCAGTATCAACCGATGTGATGGATGATATTCTTGAGTTCGCAGGGGAGGGTGCAGCATACGACAGTTCGGAGATGCAGATTCCGTTTGTCCGTATACTACAAGCCATGTCACCTCAGTTGAAGAAGCGTGAAGCTGAGTACATCGAAGGCTCAGAGCAGGGGGATATGTTCAACACTGTGACCAAACAGTATTGGACAGGGGAAGAAGGTGTGACTGTCATACCTTGTTTCCAAACCACCAAGTACCTAGAGTTCACACCGCGTGAACAAGGTGGTGGGTTCCGTGGTGAGATCGCACCAACAGATCCAGTCTTGCAAAAGACTGAGCGTCAGGGTGCAAAAGAGATCTTACCTAGCGGCAACGAACTGGTGAAGTCTGACCAACATTACTGCTTGGTTGTGGATGACGAGGGTTCTTTTCAACCTGTAGTTATCGACATGAAGTCTAGCCAGTTGAAGGTCAGTCGTCGTTGGAAGACCCAGATCGCAATGCAAAAGATCAAGCATCCGAAGACAGGTCAGTTGATTACGCCACCGTTGTTTGGCAATCAGTGGAAGTTCACCACTGTCGAAGAGTCCAATGACCAAGGTACGTGGTTCAACTACGCTATCGAAAAGATCGGTTTGTTAGAGAACCGAGATCTCCTACTTGAGGCTAAGTCATTCCGTGACAGTGTAGCCGCAGGTGAAGTGAAAGCTGCCCCAGAAGTCGAGGACTCTCCCTCGAAAGACGGAGAAGAAATCCCCTTCTAGGTAGCCTGGGGGCGGCTATTTTCCCTTGCCGCCCCTTTTTCATTTCAACAGGAGCAGTAAATGTCACAAGCAAAGAAGCTTCTTGCCGCGTACACTGGCGCATTGTCCGCACATGGGACAACCACGGTCGGTAGAATTGGACGCAACGGCAAGGCAGAGAGCCAGAGTAAGATTGTTCGAGAGCCGATGACCGAGGAGATTGTGCAGGGGCACATCGACGGCAAGCAGGGGATCGGAGCAATCCCGATTAATGAAGACAACATGTGTAAGTTTGGGGCCATCGATGTAGATGTATATGACCTCAACCATAAAGAATTACAGGAACGAATGAACAAACTGGACCTGCCTCTGTTGCATTGCAGATCCAAGTCGGGCGGTGCCCATTTGTATTTGTTTCTCAAGGACTGGGAACCTGCTGCTGTAGTTCGAGAGTATTTAACAGAGATGGCGATACTCTTGGGACACAGTGGTGTAGAGATCTTTCCCAAGCAGGATCAGATCATAGCCGAGCGTGGAGATGTTGGTAACTTTATTAACATGCCATACTTCGATGCGGAGATGCCGCAAAGGTTTTGTTACAACAAAAAGATAGAAGCCATGGAGCTTGATGAGTTTCTCACGGAGATAGACAACAAGCGTGTGAACTTGTCTGACCTTGAGGCACTGCGCTCATCACAATCCCAACGCAAACATTTTGAGGATGGACCGCCATGTTTGAAGCATATCTTTGCAGACGGACCACAGTCAGAACCAAGGAACAAGCTGCTGTTTATGATGGCGGTGTACTGTAAGAACAAGTTCCCCGATGATTGGCAAAACTCTGTAGAAGAATACAACCGCACGATGTTTTCTCCACCACTGCAATCTCAGGAGGTAGCAACGCTTATCAAGCAGCACGAGAAAAAAGACTACGGATACACATGCAAGGACGAGCCGTTCAAAAGTTATTGTGATCCTGCTCTGTGCACCTTGGCTAAGTTTGGTATAGGTCAGGACGCACCCGATGCACCGCAGGTCGGTGGACTGACGATCATGTTGTCCGAACCACGTTTGTATTTTATGGACGTAAACGGTACACGTATCCAACTAACAACGGAGCAGCTACAGAACCAGACGCTCTGGCAACGTGCCTGTATGGAGCAGTGTATGTTCATGCCGCCAACTACAAAGCCACAGAAGTGGCAGCAGATGGTCAACAACCTGATGAGTCAGGCTACTTACATAGACGTGCCCGAGGAACTCACGATAACAGGGCAATTCAAAGATCTGTTGGAAGCGTATTGCACCAGTCACATTCGAGCCATGGCTCCAGAAGAAATTATTATGAACAAACCATGGACCGACGGTGGGATAACCAAGTTTAAATTAGAAGGACTGCTCGAGTTCCTGCATAACAGAAGGTTTATTGTCACGAGCCGTGGACAGATAACCCAGATGATACGAGACCTTGGCGGTGATGCCACAAAACAGAACATAACCAAGCGAGGCCCGAAGGGTGAAACAAGAACTAATGTACGTTGTTGGTTTGTCCCTGCGTTTGAGGAAGAAGAAATAGAATTACCTGTAAAGGAGTATAGCAATGAAATCCCATTCTAATCGACTGCTGCGGGTGGGTGAGGTAGCCGAGATGCTAGGCGTATCGAAATCCTACATATATAAACTGTCGCAGACCGCAGACTTTCCGAAGCCTATCGTTCTGGGTGACGAGACAAACAGGAGATCCTCGAGCCGTTGGGTTCTGACTGAGATCGAAGATTGGGTAAACACAAGACCGAGGGGTAAAGAGTATGATACCGAAAGCTAAATTAATTCTTGGACCGCCAGGATGCGGCAAAACCTACCGTCTAATTGAAGAGATCCGCAAGGCTCTGGCAAAAGGAACACACCCATCACGCATAGGTGTGATCTCTTTTACACGCAAGGCCATCGAGGAGATGGTGACTCGAGCCTGTGAAGAGTTCGAACTGGAACCAAAAGACTTTCCGTACATGAGAACATCTCATTCGTTTGGGTTCCGAGCTTTAGGCTTGCAGCCGCAAGACATTATGAAGAAGGATGATTACGACAACATAGGAGAAACGGTAGGACTAACCTTCGAAGGTAAGCTTTCTAACTCTCTTGAGGATGGTATGTCTCTGCCTTCTTTGGGTGGATCAGGGTCAGACTACTTACAGATGATAGGAAGATCACGTTTACGCATGGTTACGTTGGACAAGGAGTTCAACGACACGTCTGACCGGACGCTACACTTCCCCAAGTTGGTGCAATTGCACGAGCAGATTGAGCAATATAAACAAGCCATAAACAAATACGACTATGTGGACATGATCGATAAGTACATACAGGTGGGTGACGTACCCAAACTTGACTACCTGTTTATAGATGAGGCCCAAGATTTTACACCATTGCAGTGGGAGATGGCTGTTAAGATAGCAAGCGAAGCGGAACAGGTATTTATTGCAGGGGATGACGACCAAGCTATCCACAGATGGACAGGCGTAGACGTAGAATTATTCAAGGAATGCTCCAAAGACATAGATGTACTGGATCAGTCATACAGAATACCAAGGTCCGTGCATAAACTAGCAAGGGTTCTTGCAGGTAGGATCGAGGATCGACACACCAAGATATTCAAACCAAGAGAAGAAGAGGGTTTGGTCGAGTGGATCAACCACCTTGATGAAACGCCACTGCACGAGGGATCGTGGACACTCATGGCAAGAACAAACGGTTACGTCCATGACATGGCAAAGAAGATCAAGAACATGGGGTTTAAGTTTTCAATCAAGGGTAGGCCCAGTATCTCGGACAAACTGGTGGCAAACCTGTTTACTTGGGAGGACCTGTGTCAAGACAAGAAGGTTGGGCTACAGAGGATCAAGGACCTGTACTCGTCTGTACCAAAGCAGGGACAGAACGCAGTGGTCAAACGTGGGTTTACGCAGAGGCTAGATGTACTGGCTCCTGATGCAGAATTAACAATGGATGAACTACAAAAAGAATACGGTTTACTGGTGGGCGCAGAGCAGAGCGGCTACGAGGTGTTGCGTGTAAGCAGGATAGAGCAGGATTACATTGCAGCAATGATGCGTAGGGGGGACGATTTACTGTCTGCTCCTCGTATAAAGTTGTCTACCTTCCATGCCATGAAGGGTGGAGAAGACGACAACTGTTTGGTATACTTAGGGTCTACCAAGTCTGCCTGTGAAAGCAGGTTTCAAGACGATGAGCACAGAGCGTTTTATGTTGGGGTAACTCGAGCACGTAACTCTCTGTATATATTACAATCAACAAACGATTACAGGTACACGATATGAAATGTTTATACTGCGGAGATGAAATGATTCAGGGTGGTGACCATGACACGTATGAAGAGGAGTTTATCATGGTATCAAACTTCCATTGTCCGAAATGTAGTTCTTTTGCTTTGTTCTATTTTCCAAATGATGAAGAGGAGCAAACAATCCAATGAAACGGCAAAAAGTTTTGGAGACAGCAGCAAAACTAATCCATGGTGACAGGGCCAAGGACTACGGTGATGCGTACAAGAACCACCAACGCATAGCCGATGGATGGAATATAATAATAGAAGGAGCCATGGAGAAGCATGGTCAAATAACTCCGGCCCACGTCACGCTGATGATGGACTGGGTAAAAACGAGCAGACTAATAGAAACAATAGACCACGAGGATTCGTGGATCGATAAAGCAGGATACACCGCCTTGGGTGCGGAGTTCATTGAGGAGAAATAATATGCAGGTAAACCTGTTTGGTAGTGCATTGCACCACCAGATCAAAGGGGAACTAGATCTAATAGACAAGGACTGGAACATACCACCAGAGTACCCAGACCTGACAGGCTACAAGGATGTGGCTGTAGATCTAGAAACCTATGATCCTAACATCAAAACATTGGGGCCAGGATGGGCACGTAAGGACGGACACATCATTGGCATAGCTGTAGCAGCAGGAGAATACAAAGGATACTTTCCCATACGTCATGAGAACGCACACAACCTAGATCCGAAGTTCACGCTCAAGTGGCTAAAGAAACAGATGTCTGTGCCAGACATGAACGTGATCATGCACAACGCAACCTACGATGCAGGATGGATGAGAGCCGAGGGCATAGAAATACAGGGCAGGATCATTGACACAATGATTACTGGCGCACTGGTGGACGAGAACCGTTGGTCCTTTGGACTCGATGCAATGGCTCGAGACTATGTGCAGATTAGAAAAGACGAAAAGCTTTTACAGGCAGCAGCCAAGGAGTGGGGCGTAGATCCAAAGGCAGAGATGTACAAGCTACCGCCCAAGTATGTGGGAGCATATGCCGAACAGGATGCGGTTGCTACGCTCAAACTATGGGATGCTCTGAAGGTACAACTCGAGGAGCAAGAACTCTGGCACATCTGGAATGTAGAGACAGATCTTATACGCTGCATGTTGGACATGAGAACCAATGGTGTGCGTGTGGATCTCGACAAGGCAGACAAGAACAAGAAACTAATCCGAGCCAAGACCAAGGAGCTACGTTCGTATATCAAAAAGGAAGCAGGGATGGAGGTGGACATCTGGGCCTCTGCTTCTATCCAGAAGATGTTTGATAAACTGGACATGGAATACTTTACCACAGAGAAAGGTGCGCCATCGTTTACCAAATCGTTTTTAAACGATCACCCTTCAGAAGTATGTCAGGCGTTGGTCAAGCTACGTGAGTTTGACAAAGCGGACTCTACGTTTATCGATAGCATACTGCGCCATGAACATAAGGGTCGTGTGCATACTGAACTACATTCCACACGAAGAGACGAGGGTGGCACGGTTACTGGACGCTTCTCATCATCCAACCCAAACTTACAGCAGATTCCTGCTCGAGATCCCGACATCAAGAAGATGATCCGTGGTTTGTTTATACCAGAGGACGGTTGCCAGTGGGGATCGTTTGACTATTCGAGCCAAGAGCCGAGGTTACTAGTGCACTTCGCAGCCTCCGTGCCTGTTGGTTTAAGGCACTCTGTGGTCGACAACATCGTAGACGAGTTCAACACAGGGGACGTGGATCTCCACCAGATGGTGGCAGATCTAGCAGGGATTACTCGTAAGCAAGCCAAGACTGTGAACCTTGGCATCATGTATGGCATGGGCGTGGCTAAATTGGCGGATCAACTTGGTATACCTGCGGATGACGCGAAGAGTTTGATCAGACAACACAGGGATAAGGTGCCGTTTGTTAAAGGTCTTGCAGATCTGGCTACCAAACAGGCATCGGACAACGGTCAGATACGCACTCTACTGGGCCGTAAGTGTAGGTTTCATCTCTGGGAGCCTCTTACCTTCGGAGTAGGTAAACCCCTACCTCACGACGAAGCACAGAAGGAGTACGGCAAACAGATCAAACGAGCCTTCACATACAAGGCGTTGAACAGATTGATTCAGGGATCAGCAGCCGACCAAACAAAGAAAGCAATGCTTGATTGTTACAACGAGGGACTTACACCTATGCTTACGGTGCATGATGAGTTATGCTTCAACATAGAAGATGAAGCCCAAGTTGAAAAAATAAAAGAACTAATGGAAACAGGTGTACCTCTCAAGGTGCCCTCTAAAATTGACGTAGATATTCAACCAGATTGGGGAGAAGTAGAATGATAGATCCAAACATGAAGACACTAGGACTGAGGCAAATGCATCCAATGCAGGTCAAATGCCTGATGGATTTTGTTGGCACAACCATAGAGTTAGCTGCTACAACAGGAAACGAAAAGACTTTACGAGATGTAGAAGCCTCTGCTGATGAACTCATACAACTGTTGGGGGGCAAAGGCGTTAGGGTAGAAGTAGAAGAAGACTAGTCGCTACGTCTTTGTATTTCTAGGTTAGCACTCTGCGAAGCGGGGTCACCAAAGACACTTGGAGCAATGGTCTGCGCTCTTTCTACAAACCCTTCTGTTAGATTACCTGCTGTATTCCTGACTTGAGCTAGGGTATTTCTGACTGGAGTTGTAATAGCCTGTGGAAAAGATACCTCGGCCTGTGGTTGTTCTACTTCAGGCGTAGTTACTACTGGTGTGGCCTCCGCTACTCTACGTGCTCGATCCGCACGACGCTCTGCAAGTCTGGCATCTCTTTCTTCTTTTGCCACCAATGGCTGTAGTTTTTCAAACCTACGTTCGTTGGACAACCTGTTTAGTTCTGCCCAAGGACGTTCCTTAATTAAATATTTTTTATCTTCGCTACGCATTTCTGATTTGACTTCTATAATTAGTTCCTTGGAAGCTAAACCAGGCCAGAACTGACCACGCATAATGACGTTAATTTCTGCTCCACCCATACCAGATTTTACGAGACCTTTGCGTATAGATGTGTCACTCGCACCCATGGCTCGGGCAGCTTCAATCTTGTAGTACAGTCTACTTTGCTCACGATATAAGTTATCGAGGTACGTGGACCATCCTTCCATAACTTCTGGTATGGTTGCATCTGCACGTTTGATTTCTCTGTTGGCAGACCCCTTGGCAGAGGATCTGAGTGGGAGATACTCACCACCTTGAAACTCAAAATCAGTTCTAGTATTCACGTTGATGGGTGTAAGACCTGTTACAACCCGAGCAAGTTCTTCATTGACCGTATACTCCTGACCACGAGTTCCCCCCTGATCCTTTAACGCTCGAAGCAATCGACCTTCTTGAAACTTACCAGATCGTTCTTCCTGGAACATACGACCGTAGCCTGGGATGTATGTACCAGCTATGTGTGTAAAACTCTTTTGCAGTTTGGTTCCAAAGTCATCTGCGTTTGCATAAACTCTTGAACCTGTTTGTGTTTCCCCGTCTCGACCGATCCAAGACTGTGGCAGCACATCTCTTATCCGTTCGTAAATCAAAGATTCAGACAAGAACGGTTCGGCGTAACCCTCAATAGCAGACCAGGAAGAGTTTAGTATTTGTTCAGCCTCGCCTTTACCCAATTCACCCTGTTCAAAATATGTTCGAAGAGCAGCCCGGGCAGGATCTAAAACAAATGCATGCGGGAATATAAAGCTAAGATCTCCCATGGATATGTTGCCACGTTTGTCATTGTCGAGAACGATCATCTGATGTCCGTCGTAGAAGTCTGCTGTCAAGGTAAGAGCAGCATTCATCTCTTGCTCCGTGGTTCCTGTTGCAAGCATCGAAGCTTTAGTCATGGCTGCTGGAAGAATAGCGGACGTAGCTACATAGGATGTAAGTCTGTTGGTTCCAATACCGTGGATGCGTCGTTCAAGAATCTTTGCATTCTCCTCCCCTATTGAATTAATCAAAGCTCTACCTGATGCTGTGTTAGGATCTATTTTAAATGACAACTCCTTAATCCCTCGAGCCAAGGTGTTAGCAGAGTTCCTGATGTTTTCAGATGCGAACGATGTAAAGTTACCAAACACTGGTATGGCATCGAGTCTACGGATTGCTTTACCCACACGGCTGTACACAGGCATGGTATCTTTAACGATGTCGCCCGACATTGTCAGAAGAAAGTTTGCAGGGGATTGATCAAGAGCCAAGGATGCTCCACGTTTGGCAATTCCCTGTTCTACAAATACTTTTTGCAAATCAGGAAATACGTTTGGTGGTAGGTCATTGATATCCAACTTTGCTTTACCAAGAGCGTTGGTTAGTTTTGCTTGCTCCCCGAATACAGACATCATTTTGAAGAAAGAGTCAGAGTCAGAATAAAACGATTCAAGCTGTTGCATAAACGGTATAACAGATGTTGATTTGTCCACAGCGGTTTGTAACCTACCTGCCACTTGAAAGTCTTGTGCCATCTCTTTGAAGTCTCGAAGGGCAGAGGTTACAAGGCTGGTATCCATAACACCCAAAGCACCAAGCTCTCGGCTGTATTTACGAACCGCCTCGTCATCCATAAGATCTACGTTGGCTGCAACTACCCTGAATGCATCTATAAAATCACTGTCCTTGGTAAAGTTTCCGTTGTTTGCCACAGCAATAACGTTACCGCTAATGTTTCTAGCTTGTGAGACAATGTTAGGAACGATAGTCATACGTTGTGCCTGACCCTTGAGCAGTGCACCTATAGCTATGGCTTGTCCTAGTTCATCTAGTCCCATACGAGCAGGAGTTGTGAGTGCTTGTTTGACCTCTGGGGTTACATACATATCGGACAGGTCTGCATACGCACCGCCAAAGAAAGACTCTCCTGTTTTATCTGGCTCTAGTTTTACATAGTTTTCTGCTTGTAAACGTTTTAGAAAACTCAACTCTGCTTTTGGTATGACTACACCTGCCACGTTAGCTGCTTCTGTGTCCGCAAACTCCAGAGTTTCTGGATCATAAAGAATGCGTCTTTCGTCTCCACCAATTGTTGTAGAAAAACTTGGTTCTGCTTTTGGCGCACGAACAATCGCGGGTCGTTGTCCTCTGTTCAACATGTTGAAAGCAGTGGAGGCAGCTACGCTGAATCCTCCTTCAGAAATATCTTTTGCCACGCCTTCGTAGAATTTTAAACCTGCTGTTGTTTGAGCTAAATCAGATATGGTTCTGATAAATGCAGTCTGAGGATCTTTGATTTCTCCCATTAGCTCAAGAGTCTTTGGTAGTTTATTTAGTTCCTCAACTCTTTCGATTAACATATTGTCAACCAAACTAACCACTCGCCCAGGCAAAACAACATTGTTAACTTCTTTAAGGGCACCCTTTCTTAACTCAAGCGCACTCTTGGGATCTATAACACCTTCCGCTAAATCTAGTTTTAGATACGATAAAAGTTTTCTTTCTGCAAAGTCATCTGCTTCTGCATCAGTAAGAGCACCTTGATATGTTCCCTCTCCAAAGAGTTCTTCATATTGTGTTTTTCCAGGATCTCTTTGTGTGTTTTTAACGTAAGTTTTCATTTCTCGAAGAGCATCTTGATAAACTTTGGAATCAAAATCTAAGTTGTCATAAAATTTATCTGGCCTGTCATACATCTCAAACCTACGACGTAAGTATCCACCGACCTCATCCCTGTTTCTTTTTATAGTATTAAGAGCAGCAACCAACGGAGTGCCTGTAACCCCTTCGGTTCTTTTTTCTAACTCTAATATAAACTTGTCTTGAAACTCTTGGTCCAATCTAAGCATACGCTCGGCAGCTTTCTTTGCTCCCTTGTTCAAACCCTCAAGACTCTCTTCGTTTCCATTTATAAGATAGTTGTACAGTTTCTCTTTGACTTCTTTTCTTTTACGTTTACGCATGGCAGGAACTTTAGATATCCTAAAAAATTCTCCTGTCGCTTTTTCAAAAGCTTTATAATACTGAAAAGCCTCGCGCTCTGCTGTATCTTTGACAGCCTTTACATCGAATGCCTCTTCCATAATATCTGCATCTGCCAAAGCCGTTGGGTTAAACCACTCTTTGAACTTTTGTTTGCTTGGTTTAATCCCAGGAGCCTTGTCCAGTAATCGGTTAGCTGCACCAAAATACTTTTGCGTTCCCTGTCCTAACTTTGACAAACCCTCGCTAACATATGGC